GTACCGAATCGAGTCCGTCGAGTTCTACATCTCGGAGAACATGAGCCACGCGCGTCAGAAGACTCGTCCAGACAAGGACGTGCCGCCGAACCGTGCGCATCAGATTTACATGGCGTTCGAGGTGCCTTGGTTGGGCGTCGAGGTCGATGGGTTCTACACTGTCCCGACGTTCGATTGATGAGCCGCGATCAAGAACAGGCTGAGCGAATCAAGGCGGCAGGTCGCTCAGCCCAAGATGACATGATTCGGTTGCACGCGTTCATCTCTGAAGGGTACTCAAGGTTCCCAGAGAGTCTTCGCGGCGAGCTGATCAGGTACGAACGGTACCTCGCCGGAACGATCAAAGCCACGCTAGGCTAATCACGTAGAGCACTAGGTGCGGAATAAGAATGGGGTCTTCGGATCCCATTCGGGGGTTTGTACTCCTAACACAAAACGAAGCATGCGTGTACCTAATGCTAGGACGGATCGGCAGCTCAGCGTGTTACAGTTACACATCGGCCAAACAATGGTCTCGTTTCCTGTACGACACAGCAGGGAACGATAAATAGAATCGTCAACGAAAGAGTTGGCAATTTTAGTAACTGAATCAACTTTGAACTAAGGAAGAAAATCATGGCAAAGCGCTCACTCGCAGAACTCACAGCACAATTCAACGCCAAGGCTTCGGGAGAAGGATCTGGCGATCAGAATTGGAAGCTGTTCTTCTCGTTCTGGAAGGCAGACGTCGACACAGTCTCGACCGTTCGCTTCCTCCCTGACCTCGACGAAGAGAACCCAATGGGCTTCCTCGTGGAGAACCTGACCCACGAACTGATGATCAATGGCAAGCGCGAAAAGGTCGCGTGCCTGAAGATGTACGGCAAGGAGTGCCCGATCTGCGCACTGTCCCAGCAGTACTACGACGAAAAGTCGCCTGATCACAACGAAGCTCTGGGCAAGAAGTACTACCGCAAGAAGAGCTACATCGGCCAAGTGATGGTCGTCGAGTCCCCAGTCGAACATGACCAGGACAAGCTCGTGAAGCTGATCGACTTCGGTCCGGCAGTGTTCAAGCAGATCCAAGCCGCGTTCCAATCCGGCGACCTGGAAGAAGCACCGTACGAACTCAAGGGTGGGTACAACTTCCGAATCAAGAAGTCGAAGTCTGGCGAATACGCTTCGTACACGACCTCGAGCTTCCAGCCGAAGCAGACTGACGTCGCTGATGACGTGATCGAGAAGCTCGTGCTGTTCAACCTCGCTGACTACCGTGCGCCGGAAGTCTCGAAGGACCAGCTCGAAGCGATGCTCGTCGCTGACCAGACCGGTGGCACGTTCGGTGATGCAACGGCTGCGAAGCCTGCCGCATCGGGTCTTGCGCTGAACAAGAAGGCGAAGACCGAAACCAAGGGTGCTGACACCGAGACCCTCGGCGGTGACGTAGCGGCTACGGCTGACGACGCACCGGCCGGCGAGAAGAAGCTCTCCGTCGTCGAACAGCTCCGCCAACGCGCTCTCGCAGCGAAGCAAGCGCAAGCTGAGTAAGCATTTGAAGTACGAGTTGATCACATGTTGATCTTCTCGTACTTCAATCCATATGCTACGAAAGTATCAGTAGGATAGTATTTCCGTAGCACATCAAGGAAAACAATGACACTACGTGCAATTCAGGATCGCCTGATTGTGAAGCGGGCTGCGCTTCAGACACAATCGGCTGGCGGGATCGTTCTACTCGACATCGGTACGAACACATCGAGTCAAGGTGAAGTTCTGGCTGTTGGTCCGGGGAAGCTCACGGCTGATGGCGTTCGTCTCGAGATGTCGGTGAATGTCGGTGACACGGTACTGTTCGGAAAGACTGCTGGTCTTCCTGTGAAGTACAACAACGTGGATCTGCTTTCGATGACGGAAGACGAAGTGTTCGGTGTCCTCGATAAGGAGAACAACTGATGGCAGGACTTTCATTCCTCGCAAAGTTCAAGAAGGAAGTCGCGAAGCTTGACACCGTTGGTGTTGGCATTCGTACGACTGAAGAATGGCTCTCGTCCGGGAACTATGCGCTGAACCGCGCACTATCCGGCGATTGGTTCCGAGCGATCCCGATGCAGAAGCTGAGTCTGTTCGCAGGCCCATCCGGCTCTGGGAAGTCGTTCATCGCAGGGAATGTCTGTCTCGAAGCTCAGAAGGAAGGGTACCACGTTCTGTACCTTGACTCCGAGCACGCGATTGACGTTGACTACCTGTCGAAGATCGGCGTGAACGTCTCAGATGAGATGCTCACGTACATCTCGGTGACCACGATCGAAGACGTGAACTCAGTCCTCGCAGAGTTCTTCACGAACTACCAGAAGGACTACGGCAAGGACAACGATGCTGCTCCGAAGACGCTGATCGTTCTCGACTCGCTGGCGATGCTCTCGTCAGCGACCGAAATGACGAACTACGCCAAGGAAGGGATCATCAAGTCTGATCAAGGTATTCTCGCAAAGCGTCGGAAGGCAATGCTCCGACTCGCAGTGGGTTACATCGGTCGTCTGCCGATCGCGATGCTTCTGACCGATCACGTGTACCCACAAGACGTGATGCTCGGCGATGGTCCATGGACCGTCACGAACTCGACGAAGTTCTCCTCCTCGATCATCGGCCTCGTCACGAAGCTGAAGCTCAAGGAAGACACGGAGGTCGTGGGTGTTCGGATGCGCTTCGAGACTTACAAGTCTCGATTCGCGAAGCTCGGCACGAAGATCGAGCTCGAAGTCCCGTACAACAAGGGGATGTCACCGTTCTCTGGACTGTGCGAGCTCTTGTCCGAGATGGGTGTGATCGCGAAGGGCACGCAGCCTGGTGAGAAGCTGATGTATGTGTGCTCTCTGCCAGACGGCACCGTAATCAAGTTCAAGGAGTCCGAGATCGATCAGCACAAGGCTGCCGTCGAACGAATCCTCCGCGAGCACCCGAAGTGCGCTCCGATGATGGCACGGAATCCTGTTCCAGATCTGATCGATGACCTCGATTCAGTCGTGGACCAAGACGAAGTCCCGCAAGTCGAGACCGCTCTCGTCCTCAAGAAGGGCCGCAAGGTCAAGGTCACTGAAGAGTAATTCGAGAGGAGCTCAGTCTCCTCTCTTCAACCAACAAAGGAAATTCCATGTCCCAAGCAAATGCAGGCGCTGCCATCACGATCAACATCGTCAAGGGCGGCTACGTTCTCTCCGTCGACTCTGACGAAGGCTCAACCGAAGAAGTGTTCATGAGCACCGCGAAGCTGAACAAGGCTGTTCGCACCGCAATCGACACGTACACGTTGATCCCGAAGACGAAGGCTGATGCGGCCGAAGCCGACGCAGAATGATCGGCACCCGTGCAGCGAAGCCGCTCACGGATTTGAAGCTCACGAACATTGGTCTGAAGTACTTTGGTGACCCAGCCGAAGTCGAATGGGATGTGTACGTGGTGGCGAACGGTATTGATGTTCGTCTCACGGACCTGATCGATCAGATGGTTCAAGAGCGACTTGCGCGAGCGCTGGCCAAGAAGTAAACCCAAGAAACAAAGGACCCTCCGCGGTCCTTTGTTGCCATATGCACATCACACCTGAAGCCCTAAATAAGATCGAAGAGATCAGTCCCGACGGTCCATTCGAGATCAGCGTGTTCAGCAATCTGCTGTTCGGCACGATGATGAACCTCGAAGTGAATTCACTGCCTGATGAAGGGAGTGTTACAATTGAACTTCACGACGACCCACACGTGATCACGGATCTGAAGTCCGTCACGTATCTCACGAACCGAACGCTTGACTTCGACGTCACAGCGAAAGAGTTCATCATCACAGGAAAGAACGCTTGAGCTTCCTATTCACCCTTGAAGAAGATAAGCTGGCAGCTCAGCTCCCAGATCTCTTCGACGACTACGAACGCGAGATTGCGAAAGCGGAGCCGTTGTTCGACATCAAGGGCGAACGTCTTGAGATGCTTGCCCGCGATCTTCCTCAGCACCAAGGTCACTATAACCTGAAGATGCAAGAGATGAAGATGCTGATGAAGTGGCTTGAGAACTACAAGGCGAAGCTCGAAGCGATTCACTTGAAGAACTACAGCCGCGGCCAGCGCGCGCTGAGCGCGTCCGATCAGAAGATCTTTCTGGCCGGCGAATCGAACATCATCGAGCTGAACCAGCTGATCATCGAGGCAACTCTGATGCACGGGAAGCTCGAAGCCATCGTCGACTCGTTCCGCCAAATGGGCTGGATGGTCGGGAACATCACGAAGCTACGAGTAGCTGAACTCCAAGAGGTAATTCTGTAATGGCAACACTCTCGAACATGAGCACCGCTGTTGGCTGCGCTCAAGATGAATTCATGGAGCGGTACAATCGCGAGCAGCACAAGGCCGCGATGATCGATCGGCACAGCATCGATCCATACGGGATCCTCTCGACGAACCTCTGCAAGGAGATCAATGTCGAGTACATCGAATCGATGGAAGCATGCTCGTACTTCGAAGGTATGTGCAAGCGCGCAGAGCTCGGTGATATGGCTGCACAAGCTGAAGTCGATCGCATGGTCGGGATCATGAATGATGATGCCGAGCTGGAGCGTTCGAAGATCGTGTACGACGATCAGACTCTCGCTGAGTTCAACCTCGTCCGAATCGATTACACAAAGCGTGCTTCGTCAAGCGACTACGACGACGTGCTCGCGTTCGACGAAGACCTCGATCTGATGTTGCCGATTGGCGACGATGACTCAGACGTGCACTCGGTCACGAAGCGTGCGATCAACAACAATGCACAGCCATGGCTTGGAGGTTCAGGCCATGGTGGCGGCATGGGTGGAAGCGGTGGTCGAACCGTTGCCCCGACACCAGCCCCGTTCCCACAAGCTGGCACGGCGATCTCACCTGGCCTCTCAACGCCGATTCAAGCGAACGGCGCAATCTCAATCACCATCGGTTCACCAATGTCCCAATCCGCAGACCTCCCGAAGATCACGTTCCTCGGACACGACGAAAACGAGAAGCCGGTTCAGATGGTCCTTGACATCGAACCGAACATCACGACGAACGAGCTGATGCGCGTAATGATGCTGATGAATGTCGCGATGACGAACGGCACATCGAGCTTCTCAGTGTACGCGTACATCAAGAAGCACAATCTCGAAAGGCATTTCCGTATCACGCAGTAATGTTCTTCGCCTACCTCTACAAAGATCCTAAGAACGGGATCCATCGATATGTAGGCAAAGGGCAGCATCGCAGATCTCATGATCATCTGAAGAGGTCTTCGAATCTTCAGCTTGATCGAATGATCAAGAAGCGATTGATACAGGGCTACAAGCTAGAGCCCCAAATCATTCCAGCTAAAGATGAAAGCGATGCGTTCGAGATTGAAATGCTGCTGATCAAAATGATTGGGCGGAAGGATCTGAATGAAGGCCCTCTATTCAATCAGACTGACGGCGGTGAAACGTCTGTTGGTAGAAAAGCACCTGATGCTGAACGAGCTCAGAACAGCCGAAACAAGAAGAACTTCTATCGTCAACCAGGAAAACTTGAAGCGCTTGCCAAGGTAACAAAGACAAGATGGGATGATCCACATGGACGTCGAGTCTTTGTTGAGGCGCTGAATCGAGCTGACGTAAAAGCAAAGATGAAAGCTGCAAAATCTAGGTCGTGCACAATCGATGATGGTGTTACAATCTTTCTTCTCAGCTCGAAATGAGAAGAGCTCTTGGGCAAGGAAAGAATGGAACGGCTTCACCTAATTTCAAATGGATGGTCTGAATGAAGATTGCAACGATCGTTGTCCGAGACGAGGTGTACTGCACCGTCTCCGGACTTGAACCTCAGGACCAAGAGTTCCTGGAGAACAAGTTCGCGATGATGGTAGAGGGTGCGTTCTTCATGCCAGCGTACAAGCTCGGACGCTGGGACGGCAAGATTCGATTCTTCGAGAAGACCGGGAAGATTTACTTCCGGTTGCTCGATGATCTCGTTCCTTACCTGGAAGGTTGGGGGTACGAAATCGATCTCCAGGATCTGCGGAAACCAGTTGCGCCGATTGCGAGTCGAGTGGATTCTGAGTGGTTCAAGCGCAAGCCTGGAGTGGAGCTGAACATTCATCTCCGACCGTATCAAGTTGACGCGGTGAACAAGGCTCTCGATGCTCAGAGCGGATTCATCGAGGCCGCCACAGGATCAGGCAAGACTTGGATGGTTGCTGCTCTCGCCGATCTGTTGAATGGAGCCGATACACGCTGCCTCGTGATCGTGCCGTCGTCTGACCTCGTTGATCAGACCGCAGCGACGTTCCGACTTGGCGATATTGATGTTGGGATCTACAGCGGTGACACAAAGGACATTCACCATATGACGGTGGTCGCGACGTGGCAAGCGCTGCAGAACAACCCACGCATCGTCGAAGACTTCCCAGCCGTGATCGTTGACGAAGCGCATGGCACGACGGCGAAGACAATCGGCGAGCTCGTGAACGTGCATGGCAAGGACTGCGCATTCCGGTGGGGCTTCACCGGCACAATGCCGAAGCCGAAGATCGATTTGATGACGCTCAAGGGTTCGATTGGCGATGTGCTGTATCGAATCACTGCTGCCGATCTGATGGCCATGGGGTATCTTGCGAAGCTCGAGATCGAAC